ATAGGCTGTTGTTGCGGAATACTGGATCCACAGTCTGTGTAGTCATCAATGCCGCTGTAATCGCCGCTAGTAATATTTCCATTATATACTCTTTGCTGAATCCAATATGCTTTCTAATTTAGCCTGACGTTCTAGCAAGTTAAAGAACAATGCTAGAGTATTAGCCGCATCCACGTCTGCACGGTGTGCCTTACCTTTGAAATGCAGTTTAAAGTAGCCCATAGCTGACGCCAAGCCACCACTAGGTGCTTTACCACGGGTCAGCATCAAGTATGTATACCAGGTCTTAACATCGATCCAACGACGGCCAAAATGCGGAAAATCTGCATGATTTGTGCAGAATTCTGCTAGTAATTCGCCACTATCACCACCACCCCAGGTCACTGGATTGACAAAGCACTTATGTTCCTTGATCAGCTCACCTAGCTCACGGGCTACAGTTTCGTGGCTAACACAATTAGCACGTATGTCAGCATCAGTTATGCCTGTCAGGTCGTTGATGAATTCACTGATAGGTTCTTTTGGATCTATATACCATTTACGGACAACATAGTCTTCAAAGCGTGTGTGTTTATCACCTATAGCTACTCCGACCTGTATGATCTTACCACTAGGTTGGTTTAATTCTAGATCTAGTGCGAGAAACTTTCCATCTGCTATCATGCATAGTCTTTCTGCGGATAACCAGCAGTAAGCCATTCAGCCATACTACTAGCGTTCTCACTTAATTTAACTAGATCATACTTGCCACAGAATTTCAAGAACTGAGCACCAACCATGGGTTGATTTTTAGGTACTTGAGCGTTGGCGATAGTTTCTGCTATCTTGACTTTGATCGCATCTGGTTGTGCTGTTAAATCGACTAGGACACGATTACGTTCATAGTCATCTAACACACGATGTTCTGCGCCATTATGGTCAACCCAACGCTGTAGCATCAGGTTGTTCCAATTATAACCTTTGGTTGTACGATCAGCATAAGCTTCTTCAAGACCTACTTTGTTCTTACTACCTTTGGTGCGCACGCCTGGAAATGCGGAAAATATGTTGTCTGTAGGATCACCACGCATACACTTTTCAAAAAGTATAAACTTGGGATCAGGAATCTTTTTAGGTTCTTTGGTTTTCTTATCTATTACAGGTTTGCCTTTCTTATCAAAGATACCTTTTAGTGTATGAAGCTCGTCGCTTATCCCGTTATATTGATTAACATTATCAGCAAGTAGCTGATAGAAATCAGTGTCGCTACTAACAATAGTGTGATGATCGTCGGGATGAGCTTGGATGAATCCAGCGATAAGATCATCTGCTTCAAGCTCAGGATGTTGGAGCACTGTGCAGTTTGTCTTATCAGCGATGAAAGTTTTGAGCGCATCAAATGTCTCCCAGAATAAACGATCTTCTTCTGCTTCGCTTTCAGTAAGTGCGGTACGGGCAACACTGCGATTTTTCTTATAGGGTTCGTAGAAGTCCTTGCGCCAACTGCGTCCTTCGAGACAAAAGATAACATGATCAGCTTTTTGATCACGCCATGATTTGTTTACTGAAGCTAGGGTTACGTGGATAGCGAAACCCAACTTATCCCAAGTGTCACTTTGGCGATGCGCTGAATGTCGGGCTCTGAAGAATGTGTTTGCTGTGTCTACAAGTAAATATCTCATGTAAACATTATACTACTAAATTTGGTTAAAGTCAACTGACTTCCGTTCTACCGTTACCAAGATCACGACGGTTATTTTGTCGATTAGCGGGATCTGCCATAGCTTGTTCATAATTTTCCATTACGATATTTTGGCAAACTGTACGGAACCAATTGTCTACTATGTCTTGATCTGTTTTGCCTTGATAGCCAGCACGTACGAGATTGGCTACGAATTTGTCATTCCAATCCAATTCAAACGCACCTTGTCCGGGATTATCCTTATCGATTTCCATACCAAGTACTTCCACCCAAGGCTCACCACGTTCAGTAGCTAATTCTTTAGGAGTCTTTTTAGTTTTTTGCTCTTTTAAAGTAGCAGGTTCAGGTTTAGTTCCGAATAAATCTTTGATTAATTTCTTTATCATGTTAGTCCTTGAATAAATCTATGGTTTCCCATGGTAAGTTGGATTTACCAAAATGTCCATAGTTAGTTGTTTGACTGTAGATAGGACGGAACAACTCAAATCTATTTATGATACCCTGTGGGGTAAGATCAACATTTTGTTGTATCCAATCGGTTGAATCTAGATCAACACCTCGATCTGTTTTGATAAACAGACTAGTTGGTTCTTTAACGCCAATAGCATAACTTAGTTGAACTGTGGCTTTGGTTGCACGACCGCTTGCCACGATATTCTTAGCTAGATACCTAGCCATATAAGCAGCACTGCGATCAACTTTAGTAGGATCTTTACCGCTAAAAGCACCACCACCATGAGGGCTATAACCGCCATAAGTATCAACAATAATTTTACGACCAGTAAGCCCAGTATCACCATCGGGACCACCAATAACAAAACGACCAGTAGGATTAATAAGAAACTTAGTGTTAGCATCAATCAACTCCTTGGGTAATACTTCTCTAATATACGTTTCAACAGCTACTCGCACTTCGCTAATATCCATGTCGGCTGAATGCTGTGTAGAACAGACGATCTTATCGATACGTGCAACACTACCATCATCATTGTATTCCATAGTAACCTGTGACTTGGCATCAGGACCTAACCATGTGGCACCATTCTTGCGTCGTAAGGTGAGTTCTTTTACGATTTTGTGGCTGTAATAGATAGCACTAGGCATTAGATCCGGTGTTTCGTTGATAGCATAGCCAAACATCAGTCCTTGGTCACCTGCACCGAAAGTGTCTGTGCCTAGAGCGATGTCAGCTGACTGTCCATGCATTAAATTAATGATGTTAGCAGTTTTCCAATGGAATCCATCTTGTTCGTAACCGATATCACGGATAACACGACGCACTGCATTTTCAACTTCTAAATGATTGTAAATACCTTTGTATTCACCAGCTAGGACGACTTGATTAGTGGTAACTAAGGTTTCGCAAGCACAGCGATAAGCAGGATTCTGCTCGCGCATCATTAAATCTAATACCGCATCTGATATAGCGTCTGCTACCTTATCTGGATGTCCTTCGCTAACACTTTCACTAGTAAACAAATAACTCATTCAGTTCCCCATTTAATTTTTAACCATATACGTTCATGTATATAGTAGTCGATACTTAATAATAGATGTAATATTGTAGCAAAGCCGGTTGACTTAACAATATCTCCAGTCCATAACCATGTCCAGAATATAGTAAAAAGCCAGGCAGTAATGCGATAACTGACCATCCTAGCAATAGTTCTTTTGTGTGTTTCTTTTACTTGCCCCATGAATTCCCCCAAAGATCAACATGTAATCTTGGACTGTAATAATAACCACGACGCATAGCTTCATCTGCTACGTTAAATTTATTTCCATCATAGACTTTGACTACACCACCCACGGGCATGATATAAACAACACCTTTGAATTTAGCTCGACGATATTCTGCTACTGCTCGATCCACTTCATCAAAGTCTTCTGGATTTTCAACTACGAATTTAAGATAGCTAGTTCCAACCTTTTCATATGATTTAACGATTTCAGGTTTAACGGCATCTTCCCACTTCTCACCACTCGCACTTAATTTAGCACTGACTGAGAATGTGATCTCTCTGCCACCTCGTTTCCAAAGCTTCAAATACTTGATAAAGTCTTCATGTAGTTCCTGGGTGCCATTTGTTTCAAATGTTAAGTTCTTTAGATTATACATATCCTTATGACTTAACAATTCCGGATAAGCACGTTGCCAACCTAGCAATGGCTCACCACCCGTGACAACCAGATGAGTATCATTGCCGTTGGGCATGATCCAACTATTGCCAGGTACTAGATCTAGCATACGGTTGACTACAGCATTAATCTCTAACAAGGGACTAAAATTTTTAAATCTAGGATCCCAGCTTGCATAACTGTCACAGCCTGTGGTAACTAAAGGTAGTTCTTCATAAATTCTATACTGTGTGGGATCAATGAACTCACGCTCTGTGCTCATCTGTGTTCGATTACTCATACCAAAACCACCACAGGTAAAGTTACAGCCAAAGGTTCTTAAGAACACACTAGGCACACCCACAAAGCGTCCTTCGCCTTGTGCTGAATAAAATATTTCGGATATTTTTAATTTGCTCATAATGTGATTATACTAGAGTTTATGAATAAAGTCAATTAATGTTCCCATGGATAAACAATCCAAACATCTTCTTCTGCTTTGTTTATAGTCATAGCATAGTAGTCAACGCAACGACTAAACTTACTGCTGAGATTATCAAATAGTACAGCAAAACGAACGTTGTTTCCCCATATGTCTGTCCAAGCTGGATCGTTAGGTAAATTGCTACCTTGCCAATCTTGTATGATCCAATCTAATGTAGCACCTGTATCGTTGATGTCATCTAAGATCAAAATGTTTTTACGTAGAGCTGGATCCGTAGTGGGTTCACCCTCTGGTCTAGGAACAGTACTAGCACTGACGTAGCCAAAAGCATCTTCAGCCATCCAGCAGTTACTTTCGGTATCTGCGTTATCACGTAAGGCTACTTTTAATGTATGCATGGGGATATCTAATGTGTGACTCATGTACACAGCAGGAACTAATCCGCCGCGTGTCAATCCCACGATATAATCCGGACGCCAGTTATCTTTATACATTTGAAAACTGATACGATTTACGTATTCTCTAATATCTACGTCACTAACATATAATTTTTTCATCTCATTAACTCCATGGTCATAATCTTAGCAATAGCATCGGTCTTGTTCTCTTCATCATCATTTATAATATGCATGTTTGTGATCCATTCACTACGCGACTTATCCCAGCGGCCGACTTCGAGAATCATACCACCTGTGGCATTATAGATACGGAAATTGCTTTCTGGATTACGATCAAAGAAACTAGGGGCATCACTTTTTATCCTTACGCTATCTCTAATAGGCATCACATCATCACCCCAATCATCGTAGCGTTCTACACCCAACCAACCGCAAATTTTACGTTTAATCCAACGCATTGTTTATCCTTTGTATGCTCTAACGCTGATGATCTTACCATCTTCGTTGTAGGTAATGACGTCTGTTACAAATATTTGTTCTGTACCGTTGATAGTAATCAATAGTTCAGCTATGATGTTATCTCCATCTTCATATATTGCACCTGGAGTGACTGCGATACTTTCAACGCTGTTGAAAATCTTTTCATAGACAGCTACCACATCATCTTTGCCTACTGCTGCATTTTCCCAATCGCGTAGTTGGCAATCTGGTGCGAACATCTTACTAATCTCATCTAAATTTTTACTTGAAAATAGATAAAAATATCGTAAACTTAAGGCTTTTAAATCGATCATCTTGGGGCAAACTCCTGTTGTAGTTTGATGTTGTCAAAGAATTCTTTCTTAGTATTACCATCTTCTTTGAACGCACCTTTAAGCACAGTAGTCTGTGTTAGACTGCTATGTGCCATGATACCACGATTCTCACAGCAACCATGTGTGGCCTGTATGTAGACTGCTACATTTTCACTGCCTGTGGCTTTCATTATTTCTCGGGCGATGTCGTTAGCTAGTTCTTCTTGCAGTGTGCCACGACGACTACACCATTGAGCAATACGAGTATACTTGCTAAGGCCAATAAGTTTCTGTGCGGCGATAATACCAATATAAGCAACGCCAGCTACAGGTTGATGATGATGACTACACATACTACGAAGCTCACTGCGAACCACCAG